TGTCTATTACCTCTTAGTTTTATATCAACTACATCAGTATTACCATTACTGTAAAGGTTTTCATTTACTGATAGGTCATCTGCTGTCAAAGAATTGAGCAGGAGAGACTTAGGTAATGAAGAACCAGTTGGAGCTGTATCTAGTTCATCTATAGTAGAAGTACTTTCACCTGTTACAGCATCAGTCTTCTTACGTCCTACATAAAACTCACCTTTGTCGTTCATACCAGTATAAACAACAAGTCCACCTCTAGTTTGAGTAGATTGTGCTGCTAATTGTTGCTTATCTGTAAGTATTCTATCTTGCGACTGAGGCATCGCAGTAGAATAGTTACCTGGACCATGACCAATGTATTCAAATGTATGTCCAGAAGCACGTAATATAGAATATCTTCTTGATTCTACTGGTAGTACCTTTACTTTCAGTGCAGCAACATTCTTATCATGATTAGTTGCATTAGTTCCTAAAACACCCCTAATAATTGTATTACAATCTTTATTAGATATTCTTACAATTTCATCTTCTATCTGCAGGTAGTCTCCTCTACGAAGCATACCTGTTTCAAGTAGTGAGATAGATGATGTAGTTGTGGTAAGACCTGTAGTTAGAGGTGTTGTAACTCCACCGTATAATGGAATAGTCTGATTGTTACCTCGTGCTGAGATACCTGTTCCATGAGCAAATGCACTCGTACCACTAAATGTTGGGGAACTTCCTAATACTCCAATGTTTACATTGATAGAAGATCCATAACCTATTCTGTCAGTAACATAATGAGTACCATTATATTCTGCGTTAGCTCCAGCAATTACAATCTGATCTCCCCGTCTTAGACCGATGTCAGAATATAATGTAACTGTAGCAATACCACTTACAGAATCATGTACAATATTGTTGACTCCAGTAGAGACACCAACATGATAGATAAATCCACCAGAACTTGAATCTACTCCAGAACCATCATATACAATTCTTTGTGGTTCAGTAACTGAAGTAATTTTATGGAGTCCATTATATCCAGTGCTTCCTACTCCAACAACTTGAACAACATCACCAATATTATTGTTGATCTTATCGATTCTTACTGTAGCATCTGTTCCAGAAGAAGCAAAAGGAACATCCTTGATAGTTACAACATCATTTACACTATATCCTGATCCGTGATTGTTTATAACAACACTAGCAATAACACCTAATGAATTGACTGTAACATCAGCAGTTCCACCTTTACCTGTACCACCTGATAGATTTACATTGAACCAAGATGAAGATGCTTCATAGTTAGTACCACCATTTAGATCGGTAACTGATAGAATAGAATTAAACCCATGCTCTACACCTGCATCAACAAACATGTTTGACCCAGAAGTTATAGCACCAGTTATACCAATACCAATGTTGGTCTTCTCTAAGAATGAATGTATACCTTCTCTAGAGATACTATTTGCAGGATCATTTGATTGAACAATACCTATATCATCACGTAATGCATATGACTTAGCAGCATTAGGATCATCATTAGGGTTATCTAAATCTGCTTTTGGTTTTATATCATTAGGATCCTGTGGGAAATAGTTACTTGTAGTAGAGAACGGTGTTATATCAGGTTGTGCTAAGTATGATAATAATGTTACATCATAGATACCATCCTGAATATCCTTCTTATACTCCTGAATCTGTTCATTAGTGTAAACCTGATATCCAATACCAAGATCACGCTTATTAAAGAATGGTGTAAATGTTCTACCAGAACCAACAATAGACTGATCATGTCTAGTGTATGGTATATTGGTAGTAATAGTTGATATACCACCTGGATTAGTGTTTATACCAATTCTAAATGTTCTCGCATCATCAATTGATAAGACATCAAACAATCCATTATATCCAGTATTGGCAGTACCATCAGTATTTTCTGTACTTCTAACTCTTCTTATTTCTATTCCTTGCCCAGTAGATAATCTATGTGAGAATTGAGCTGTTAGAATACCAACCTTAGTGGTAGAATTCCAAGTTGCATCAACAATAGTACTATCAACTCTTAGATTAGATGTAGATGATATAACTGTAGAATCATTCTTGTAGTTAGCATCATCAGGATATGATCCAGACTCAGCAATAGAGAACCCGTTATTTGGTGGGGATGCTACTGTTGAATCATCAGGTATAATATACCTAAGTCTATAAATTTTCTCTAAATCTTTTCTATTATCACTCGTTCTTTCAATAAAGGTATTGACAGTACGTGGCGTTATCTTACTTTGATTAGTTACTATAGCAGATCTTAGTGTATTAGCAGCTCCTACGTTAATATACCAACCAGTTCCACCTTCATATTGAATTGGATGGCCTGGGTCACCTGGATTTTTAGATTCAACGGTTGATACTATACGTAACTTACCACCAAGATTGTTTATACCAGTAAGATTACTACCAGCAATAGCATTATTGAAAGTTGTGGCAATCTTTACCTGATCATTATTCAAACCATTACCAATAATATAATAATCTCTACCATAATCTATACCATCAGGTAACGATCCATTATCAGAATAGAATCTTACATTTTCACCTTCAACAAACTTATGAGTATCCTCTAAAGTAAGGGTATTACCTGAAATAGAACTAATACCAGAAGAACTACCAACAAATATTTCTTTCTTACCAGAACTCCAAGTATCAACATTGGTATTAGGACCTGGCATCAATACTTCTGCACCATAAGTAGCGTTCTCTATGGTACAGTATAGTTTTTCATCTAACTTATTACCTACATTGAATCCACTAGCAGTTTTATCTGGTAATTTATCTTTTTCCGAATGCCCCCAGATGAATAGTTTAGTATCAGTAGAAATACCAACAGTTGTCTCAACATCAATAGACTGCCAGTTTATGTTCTCAATAGTAGAGAATGTTTTCTTTGGTGGAACAATACTAGTAATGAATGCTTTATCATCTTTAGTGAATGCTTCTTTTCTAAATCCATCAGATTCTAAAGCTTTAGAACCAAAGTTTGAATTAGAGTTGGTGATAGACATATCACCACCAGAGGTTGCATTGAAATGATGAGCATATCCAATAGCAAATACTGACACCAACTGCATTACAGCATTATTGGAGGTCTTTACATGGTAATGTTCATATTCTGGTTTATATCTTGCTAAACTATCAGTATGTAATGTAGTAGTTGTTCCTAAAGTTGCTTGATCTTCCCAAGCACCAGAGGTTGTGTTATACTTTACAAAAGCATTATCATCCTTCTGAAGAGATATGCCAGTAAACTGGGCAACAAGCATTGACTTGAATCCAGTTGCTTTGTCTCCATCACAATTCAAACCACACATACCATATACTGATCTAACAGTACAGTTGAATACGTATGGTGAGGATGAAGTTACAGTATCACTCTCTATTGCTACAGTAGGAGTCAATCCACTAAGACTAGGAGTTGCTGTAGTTGTTGGAGTAGTTGCAACAGTGTAACTGAATTGAGTATCATCAACTATCTGTGCTACAACATGACTGCCATCATACTCAGCATTGTTTACACCAAATATTAAGATAGGTGTACCAACAGCAAGTCTATGTGGTGACTTTGTTTGTACTGTTACAATAGATGTTGGAGTTGTAGATGATGAATCAACACCTGAGTAAATATCATTTATCTCAATATCACCTATTTGAGAAATAGCACCAACAATTCTATTCTCATCTATAATCTTCTCAAAATCATCATTGACTGGGTAACTAGGTAACGCACGACCACTATTAGTACCATAAGCAAGAGTTAGCTTATGATAATACATGTCTAAATCAGTATTACCCTTACCTGCAATAGTATTATTACCATCAGCAAATTCAAATACTGTTAGTTTATGGTGTGAGAAATTAGGAGCATATACGTTATCAGTATAATCCTTGAATATTCTATCTGATCCTTCACCATCAAATATAGTAAATCCATGAATGAAGCAAGCTCCAGTCAATCTAAAAATTGCTGAATTAGCAATAGTAGTATCTGTTGGATCTGGAATATATTTTGGTCTTATCTTAGTCTTTCTTAGATCATCACCAACTATAGATGTACCTCTTGGTAGTATTACACCACCATGAACTGAGTTGAAATGATATAATATGTTATCAATATTCTGAACATCAAAATTAGTACCAATACCAAACTCAGTTATACTTTTTGATAGACCATTAACATCTGTAATATTAGCTGACGTATCTATTTGATATCCTGGTCTATTATCAATGTAGTGTACGCCAGGCGACACCATGATTGTAGTCTTGTCAAACTTATCGTTATCTTTTCCTAATTGGTATGAGAATCTCGCAGACTCTAAAAGTGCTCTCTGTATCGTTTTGAACGGACGAGTTCTAGAGTTACCAGTATTACTGATATCATCCGTTGCATCAAGTTCTTCAGGGTTTACGTAAATTACGTTCCCCTGAACATTCTTTAGAAAATTTTCAAGTCTGCTAAGTGGCATTACTTATTAATCCTGACACCATCTCTTCAACTTATTTATACCCCTTGATTCTAGACTAATTTGATCTTTCTCCAAGGTTTATAATTATCGTTGTTAGTTAAAACTTCCGCACCATTGCCATCCTTAGATAAAACTTTAAAAATATCCCTCACCTCTTCTCTAAATTCTAAATTTTTTGCATAATTCCAGAATGGAGTATCATATATTGAACCTGAATGATAATTCCATAAAAATAAATTTTCCCATTTCCACATCATATGTAAAATATTGTTTACTGCATATTCTTTAGACTTACCTCCTATAAAGGTTTCTAGTGCATATCTTGTAATAGCAGTATAAACACTTGTAGAAGATGCTTCCATTGGTTCTACGAAAGAATGCCTATTTCCATTTACAAAAGTTCTTTCTCCAACAAAAGGATCTTTCACCCAATAACTATCAAAATCAATATAATGCATTGGTTCTACTTCAAACCGTTCTACAAAATCTGAAGTAGCATCTTCTTTACTGGTTATATCACTATTGTACATATAACCATAAGATGTGTCATTTAGATTTGGAATCTCAAATGTCCAACCATTAGGGGTAGCAATATGTCCACTCCACAATGAATTTGCATTTATAACGTCTTTTCTGGATATTATTGCAGCATTTAGTGGATTTATAGCTTTTTCGTATGTAAGAGAATCAGATTTTCCTCTACAATCAATAATAACATCACAATCCAACTCACTTTCAGGATCTACAATATTTTTTTCCGTCACCTTAAATTGCTTAAGACCCAAAATATACTCAGAGAATTTTTTCGGGATATAATGAAATGCGTTTGCCCAAAAGGTATCAGCACCCTCAGTCTTTTTTACATATTCAAACAAATTATCGGGTGTGTACCCACTATAATCATCAACAAGACGAGGTGCTTTCAAAACTGGATGAAAGTTCCACTTATTCTCAGTTCCCCAATTTTCGTAAAAAATACCAGTTTTTAGAGTAGCACCTGTTTTTTCTACAAAATCATCCCAATCTTCTACAAATTCAGATATCAACTTTGTTGCAGGTCTATTACCACCCTGTCCGACTTTTTCTATTGCTATGTTTGGATCATAACATATCTCTACCTCTCCTTCAATATCAAACTGTTTAAAGGATTTTAAACATTGCAGTGCAGAAATACATCCACCATTACCTGCACCAACAACAACAATTTTCATAATTGATCCTTTAAATATTTTAAGAGATCATTCTGTCTGATATCATTCTCCACAATAGCTTTCGTCTTTTCGGCAATGTCGTCCAAGATATTAACGTCAAGACCTGCGAATGGTGGAATGATACCAAGTATGCGAAGTAATCCATCTACAAATAATGCTAGACAAGTGAACCCAAGGATCATACTAATAATAGTAGCATCCCTGTTGTGCTTACGCATTGACTCTTCATCTATTGCTCTTGCTTCAGCAACAGCAGCAGCTATCATCAGATCAACTTCTTCTTTAGTATAACAAAGACTTTTGATCTTTTCTTCTGTCATTGTATCATACGTATACTATATCTAGCTCTTCATCTATACCGTCTGCACTCCTTACAACTTGTAATACTGACATAAACTCATCTGCACTATCGCAGGTAACTGTTTGACAAGAACCATTAGATCCAAAAATATCAAACTTTCTGGCAGCAAGGTTGACTCTAACCTCATCCACAAATTCGTCAAATTCTAGTCTTTCAGTCATGGGTTTTTTAGTTTACAACCTATTCTAGCATGGATGCTCAGATATCGCAAGGAATATCATTCACAACAGGAAGTGGTTTACTGTCAGCAGTCACTTCATAGTATGCTTTGATAGGTCCACCAGCAGCATTACGAATGATGACTCTTGCACCATACTGAACACTATTTACAAATAATTCTTGAAATACTCCGATTGGGGTAAGTTGAACGTGAATAGTTTCTGGTTCAATATGTCCTCTCCAAGTCTCTGGCAATTCAATAATACCATCAACACTAACTGTACCACGTACTTCCATAATCTTATGAATTTTCATCTAGTATAGCATGGTTGTACCAGAATGACAACACAAATCTTTCTGAATTTTCAACCTGAGAAACATAATGTAAATACTCAGCATTTGAGAATACTATAAGTTTACCCTTCTCAGGTTTTACCTCCATGTGCTCAAAGCAGGTATGACCACCAGTATAATCATCATTTAGATATAACATTGCTGCAAATACATCTGGGTTATGCTTATTATTATCATCCACATGAGGTTTCATAAATGTACCAACTGGCCATCGTATGACACCAACGTAATCTAAGTTTGATGTAGTATCAAAAGACTTACAGATATCAGTTACTCTCATAACTACCTCATCCTCTGGTGGGATAACAGTTGGATCTACGTTCCCACCATGATATACTGCTGTATGATTTTTCCACTCAACAGTAGTAAGATAGGTATCTCCACCTCTAGTAGAGTTACCATAAGGCATTTCTTTATTATTTGCTTTAGATAGATTGATGAAGTGTTCACAAAGTTCAGGGGATAAAAAATTATCCTCAATATAAATCAGTTTTTTCACGTAGTCTTAGTATTAACTCCTGTCTTATATTGTGGGTCATCATAGTCTGGATCTGGATAGTCTTCCCAAGTATCTCCTTCATACTCTACAACTAAATGATTGACATCCTTACGCTCACCATACACATGGTAGAAACAATCAATAGGAGTCTCAGGTATGGTATTAGATTCTAAGACTATCTTCTCGTTATCAAAACTCTCCACAGTTATCATCTGTGGTACTCCAATATTCTGTATCTGTACCGTAATACTATCAGCATGTACTAGATCTTTCCAATGAGAAGGTAGTTCTATAATATTACTGTCCTTCAGTCTTCCTCTATAATATACAGCAACCTCTGGTCCCTCAATACAGGCATACCTTAGTCTGCTACCTTTACCTTTAGATGGATGAACCATATCAAATGGTTTTGGTCTACCATCTGCTTCTTGATGTCTTGATTCTAATCTACCAGTTGATAAACAATCTACAGTACCAGTAACATACACATTACCATCAATGTATACATGATCTGGTCCTTGTTCTCCTACTATGTTAACGTCACCTTCTATATCAACTGCTCTTCCACTAGCATTTGGTGACCACTCATCTATATCAGTTCCAACATTCAACGTACCATTACCACTACCACTATGACCTCCAAGATAAGTAGGTCCAGCAACAGCTAGAGTACCTTCATAAGGTCTATCACCATTCAAATTATTCAGTGATCTATCATCTGTTTGTGGTTCTTCTAAACCAATGTAGATCTTATGTGCTTGTATGTCGGGTATTCCAGCCATGTTATCCTGAGACTACAGTTTTTAGTGGTGCAACAAGTATATCTATTGCAGTACCAAACGTTGTTGGTACGAGTTGAGAAAGTGGTTCATGTATTCGGACAATATTTCCTACAATAAATGTCCATCCTTCTGAGTGTGTAAGAATACTACACTTAGCATCAAGCACAACATTCTCTGCTTGCATTATAGCACGATTATCAGCATCTATATTGATATCATGCTTTGCTTTTAGTGTAATATCTCCATCGTCAGAGTTATTTGCTTCCATTCTAATATCATTTGCTTCAACAGAGAACCTACCATCTGCTTGTATTAGTATATCACCAGCAGATTTTATTATAAGTGGTGCTCCATCACATACTTGTAGTATACTAGAACCCTGTTCTGCTGTAGCATCATCACTAGATCTAAGTTCAAATCCACCGTCTACAAAGAAACGTACACCTGCAGTAGATCCACTTTGAAGTGCTACTGCTCGATGTCGTTGTACATCTTTATCTCGTTCTCTTCCTATAACAAGTTGACCATCCTCTGAATGGTTTATGATAATAGGTGGTACATTTGCCATTAGAAACCTCTTGGGCAATCAACAACCCTAATAAGTGTGATGTCTTGAGTAATAGGATCTTTATAATCCTGTCTCTTCACAAATTTAGTTATAGGTCTTATTATAGCACCATAACCAGTCTTTGTATCAATAGATAAGGTGGGTATTCTTGTAAAACCAGCATCAGTAGTCCCAACTGATCCTATAATCCTACCTTTAGGATCAACCTTGAGTCTCAATGCACCACCATTAGAAGTCTTGACCATATCACCATCACTATACTTCATTCCAGTTCCTAGTATCTGTATACCTGTTACTTCACCAATAACATCAACACCAGTTTGATCTGAAGTAGAATCACTTCCTACATTACCAGTACCACCACCAGTACCATCAGTCTGATTTGGATCATCTACAACACCAGTGGCAGGATCAACTCCACCAGTCTGACCACCTCCAGTTCCAAGTATAGGATCCTTACTAATTACTCCACCCTCACTGTCTATAGAAAGACCATCATCTGTTACTGCTATAGTATCATCAATATTTTCTATAGGCCCTAAGTATCCACCACCAGGATTTGTAACAATAACATTAGTTACTTGACCATATGTGGGTGACTCAGGATTTAGATCCACATCAGCAGTACCAGTAGCACCCTTACCATTACCACAATTATCTACAAAACTAACAAACGGTGGTTTGGTATATCCAATTCCAAGATCATCCATGCTAACACCAACTACCTCTCCAATAGAGTTTATAACTGCCTTACCTGCAGCACCAACTCCACCACCACCAAACAATTCTAATTTAGGTGGACCACATTCTTTTTGGAATGGATTACAACCACCTACCAAAGCACTCATAGGTCCACCAACAGGTAATCCCAATGCATTTAGTGGGAAGTTACCTGCTACTGATGTTATGTTACTACCCAATCCTTTTATATTTTGTAAACCACCTGCTATATCTAATCCTAAAACATCACTTATAGCACCTCCACCCAATGCTCCACCTATTGCATCAAGAGGATTATCAAGTGCATTTTTTATAGTACCAATACCAGGGAACATACCTTCAAGTCCACCAAGAGCCATATCACCTAATCCACCCATACCACTCAATCCTTTAGCAAGACCCAACATCCTACTTGGATCTAATTTCTTCTTAGGATCTGCACCTTGATTAGTCTTCCAGTCAATTGGATCAGATTCACATTCTTGACCCTCACACTCTAAGAACTTCAAACCAGTCTGAGCAATTTTCAATGCCTTATCCATCATAGATGAAAAATCTGGCATAGAAGCACCACTCAAACCAGATATAGCACCCATTGCTGGAGCAATTGCTGATTGTATTTTATCTGTAATGTCTGAGATCAAACCTCCGATAAACTGTTCTGCTGCACAAAGTGGCATCTGAACAAGGTTACCAACCATACCTTTCAAGAAATCACCGACAAAATTCTTCAACCCATTTATCAAATTTTCCATCAAACAATATGCAGTATCCTGTTGTTTCTTTACTTCCAAATTCTTGATAAGATGAGAAGGGTCTAAGAAATTAACAGATTCATTCACTTTCTCATTGATCTCCTTGAACATCTCCTTTCTAGCATGTCTAATAGTGGCAGAAAATCCACCTGATATCTTTATAGATGCTTTTTCAATCAACTTATCCATATCAACAATCCTGTTTATAACAGGATCTATGTAACCATCCTCAAATTTTTCAAGAGCACTAACCTCATCAGTAAATTTCTGAAGAATCTTAGATACATCACCCAGTGCTCCTTTAGGATCAGCACATTTTTGTGCTACCTTTACCTCATATACTTTGTTATCATAATGTTTGTTTATAGTACCAACAAAAGTATCTTCCTCTTCTGTTGGTAACGGATCCTCTTCCTCCGAGGGTTTTATATCATTACCAGACTTTTCACTATTACCACCCTTAGATTTATTTTTCTCAGCATTAGCTAATGCAACAGTCTCAGAATTAGCTTCACCTACCTCAAGTAAATGAGTTGGTTTATCTGTTATTAGTGGACCACCAGTTTTGATTCTTTTTTTATAGTCAGAGAATGTTTCACCTGCTTCTCTAAGACCAGATTCACCAACTGCATCCTCTGGTTGTTCTATAACTTCAGTATTACTATCAGGAAGACCACCATGATCCGACTGCTTCTTACCATGTGTAGGAGTTACATGCTTTCCTGTCTCTATACTAGCATCTGCAGTAAATGGGGCGAAACCACTGGTTCCCTCCTCCATCACTTTTTCCCATGTTTTGAATGGAGTTATATTACTATTACTAAAGAACGACCCTACAATTACAGGTTGTTGTCCATCCTCACCATCCAAGAAAAATCCAAATACAGTCTCACCACCCTGTACTGCAAAACTAGTTCCACTATGATTATGTCCAGCACCCATACTAGGTGGTACTAAAAAATGAGCCCAAGGTAAGTCTGTATCGTCTATACCACCCTGATCTTTATTTTCAGCAGGGTGGTGACCTAAGATTCTTACCTTTGCTCTGTATCCATTATTAGTATTCTGATTGTTCTTATCACGCCAAGCTTTATCAGCAGTTACCTGTCCAATAAACCAATGGAAACCGTCTTTACCTGAAAAATTTATATTTGATCGTGTTGCTTCAAGCATTAGTCATCATACACTCTACATTCTAACGAGTCGGGGTGGTTATCACAATATACTTCTAAATGCTTATCCTCATGCCTTGTATGCCAATCATTAATCTTACCCTCATTAGGTTCTACTTCTGATTCATCATGTGCATGGAAAGCATCATTGTGCATTTCTAAATCCTTTTCAGAGTATTCAATCATACCATGATTGATATGCTCCTTATGATCTTTTGGATCAATATAAACCTCATGATTGAGATCGTGTTCTGGAGTCTTAGTTGTCATGTTAGCGTCCTTGGTAAGGTAAGAAAGAGTCTCTTACTAAAGTGAGACCAGTGAAGTCACCAGTTGCAGATCCAAAGTCATGTGCTAATCTAGCAATCATATATCTACCAGAAGCAGGATTTACACCCTTTCTAGTTTCTTTTTCAATATTTAGCCTGCTAAATTGACAATCAATAGTTTGACCAACTCTCAAATTCAAATTCATAGGAACTGTAATATTCAAGAGTTGAGAAAACAATGCAGCATATCTAGCAGATGCTTGAGATTGATATAGAGCTTGATCTTGTGGAGTTTCTCTTTTTTTACCACGCCAATTAGGAGTCATAGTAGCATTGTCAAGTGTTCCAAATGTTATTCTAGAATACTTATCAGCAAATGCATCTGGAATTAATGAGACATCATTTGCTAATTTCAAATCTTCTGTGCTCTCCTTGGCAGAGTATTCGGAGAAAACTGGTTCCCTCGTCAATATATTATAATAGTAATTTGCTGTCTTGTATGCTCCAGACCTCAACTTTTTTAGGACATCGTGACTTTCAGTCCAAGTTGGTGGACTAGTGAAAATTAAATTATTATCTTTTAAAGAATACTGACCCGTTGCAGCAGAGTATTTTTGCCATTCTTCCACCTTCGCATTTTCAAGATCCATAATATCATCTATACTACGAAAATTATATCCATCTTGATCTTCAAAAAAGAGAAATCCAGCACTACCTTTAGTAGTTCTCATAAACCCTGAGTTCATAGTAATTGCTTTAGGGCATAACTTACTAATCATAAACAAAGGTCTTCTAAAATTACCAGTAAACTCACTATTATTCCTAGTCTTATCAATATTGATCCTCTCTTCAGGGATCTCCATTTTTTCAGTCAATATTTTCTCTACAGTATCCGATATCCTTCCAGTATGTTTTTCCCAAACTCTTAGAGTATGATTAGATACAGAATGTTCTGTCTCTAAAGTCAACATATACACTTCTCTTTTCTGATCAGAAATATTATCAGAAATATTTGTTATTACTAAAGGTACAGTCTCAGAAGTAAATTCAAACATCTCAGCACTAGGATGTTCAATCTTTAGATGTACTGTATTACCACTTCTAATTGGAATAGCATTCAACAAACCATAGGTATCATTGATCAATATCTGAATATGTACACTAGAATCTATAATATCTTCATAGTATTTTATTCCAGCAAGTTGACCTGCAAGATCCTGTGGTTCTCCACCACCAGCAGGTATAACATCAAACTGCTTTATCTTATGTCCATATTGCCAGAGACCTTTAGGTTGTGCCATTAAACTGTGAGTAACCCTGTCATCTGAGCATATTTAGCGACAATATCGTATGGATCGCTAGTAGATACCACTTTTGGAGGAGGACTAGTATTTACAACATAAGGAGCTATGACAGTATTTGGTTCTCGATTTAGAATAACCAACCGTGATGCACCTAAATCCTCGTTAGGAAGAATGTCACCACTAGCATCAGGCACAAACAATTCTTTACCTATCTCACCAACGATATATGGTTTACCTGCCTCAACTCTACCACCTTCTTGCAATTTTTCAATTGGTTTAGGAGTTACTTGTTTTTGGTAAACTTTTTTTATTGGGTTGCTATTGGGGGGAATATTTTTAGGACCGCCCGATTGTATTATATTTTTTAATCTTTCACCCTCTTTCAGGTTTTTTATAAACTGTTTATTTTTAAAAGCCTCAGAGAATCCTGATATTGGCACAGTTTCTGTTTGAAGAATCCTCTTACCATCTTTCAATATTGAATTGGTTAATCGAAAACTTTCTCCATCAATATTATTTTTATATGATTGTCTCCCAAATAATAATTTCTGTGTTCTATCAACTAAATTTCCTTTTGGTCCTACTCCTGTTCTAGTTACAAAAGGTTTATCAAAACGCAAAGGAGTAGTTTTTATACCTTTTCCTCGTATTGAGTTCAATAAATTATCAATTCTTGTCATCAATAATTCATTAGCACCCTGCCTTTTTATAATACCTACTCTTGATTGATTAGGGAAATTACCACGTTCAACTGCTCTGCTTATTCTATTTTTAAGTAAGTTATTTCTTGTTGCATTTGCCCTAATAAGTCTTAGTCGCTGTTGGTTTCTTTTCATACTTACAAAAACTCTTCCTACAAGACTCTTAGCAGGAACAAATCTTCTTAGTTTTCTTATATTATTAGCAACTTTTAGAAGTCTTGCAGCTTTAACTAATTTTCTACCAGCATTAGCAATTTTTAAACCTGCAAGAATCCTAGATCCAGGAATAGGTAAGAATGCTAAAACAGCAGCTACTGCTATTTCTACAGCAATCATACCTCCAATTTCTTTCATTACTTTCATGAACCCGCCTGGTTCTATGGGAGCAGTTTGAGGTTCCACAAGTTGCGGAGTTTGAATATTACCAGCACCACCTTCTACATCTTCACCTTTCTTGTACGATTTCAATAATGGTGCTGTTCTACCTTCAAACTTATCTAAAACCTGATCAAAATCATCTTGTGCTTTTGAAAACTCAGTTACGGCAAAAGTTCTTTCTACTCTTTCTTGCTCAATAGATCTTCTACGATTAGCACCTGATAATAAATCAGCTATGCTACCACCAGCAATTCCACCTATAAGACTACCGCCAACACCACCAATAAGAGTACCAATAGGTCCAGCAAAAGAACCAAGTGCAGCACCTTTTGCTCCACCTGCTAATGCACCTGCTAATCCACCACCAGCACCAAGACTTGCTTGTAATACATTCTGCCCACTTCCTAATCTACTAGTAAAATCTAATCCTGTTCCTAATACTGCTAATGGTCCTACTCTCGAAAGAGTTGAAGGAACTCTACCTCTAGTGAAAGGTACAATATTATTTCTAGGTGTTATCCTAGATGGTTTAGGAGGTGAACCACCTGGACCTAAAGTAGGTGTAGGTGGAACTCTTGGTCCTCTTCTCCTCCGATCATCACCACCACCAAACCCAAAACCACCCTTGAACAGTCGAAATAACAAAAGATTTTGTACTACCGCCCCAAGTAAACCACCACCTTCTTCTTTATTAGCACCTCCACCTATAGCATTATATGCTAATTTTCTTTCATCTGCTAACTTCTTTTTTAATGCAAGAGATTGTCTCTCATACACCCTATTCAAAGAGGATCTTCTTTGAATATCCTGTAACAATCCATTTGATAAGGATCTAGATTTTCTTGATTCAGTGTATAATTTTTCAGACATATTATGAGAACGCAGCGTAACTATTCAATGCATATGCAGCATCGAGTTTATCAATAGAACCACTAAAAGTAGTTGATATAACTGCTGATCCTTCTCCACCAGGTTCATTTTCATCCATATTCTGTGGTATTGGTGCAGTGGTAGTAGTACCTGCAATATTAGCAATAATAGGATTATTCATCATAGAAGTTGCACTTGCTACTTCTTCAGTTCTAGGTATAGTAGGTAACCCTTGATCATTTAGACTTGCTTTTTCATTAGGAAAAACATCTAAAAAATCCCACCATTGATTAGATGGTTTCTTTTCCACCTCTGGTAATCCCAACATTGATGATGGTATTGGTTGAGCACCTCTCTCTAGTTGAGTTCCAGATCCATATGCACTGAAGAATGTATTGTCTATTCCTAATCTACCTCTATATGAATCACCCTCTTGGAAAGAACTACCACTCAAAAATTCTGTATTACCACCAACATGCTTTCTTGCTGCTGCCTGTAATTCTACATTCTTCAATGCATCTGCAGTTTGCTCAAAAAGAAGTTCTATCTCATCTTTAGTTTTACGTTGACCTCTCTTCTCATAATAAGACATCATTGCTGCTATAGCAGATTTTTTATCTGTAATGTCCTTCCATATTTTAGCAGTAGGTTGGAAATCAGAAGAAGTAGGATCCTCAAATGCTGGTTGGTATTGATTATCTCTAGTAATAGTTTCAAAAACTGTATCACCATAATCACCAGTATCAGCAACTCTATTATAAATTGACTGTGCTACATCTGCCCTTGACTGATCATCTCCAGCTTCTAAAGCAGAGATAGCAGTAAGAATATTGAAATCTTTACTTTTTTCATTCATCACTAACTTTTCTTCCTTTTCAGGTGGAGGACTCCAAGATAAATCTTCTATTATCTGATCACCTACAAAATTAGTAGTGTTAGTTGTTATATTTGGTTCTGGTATTATTGTTGAACGTGCCTCAATAAGTTCTTCGTCAGATATTGGAGACATCATTGCTGGCATTATATTATCTCTTCCACCATTTGCTTCTATTATTGCTTCCTTCTCTGCCTCAGTTAATCCTTCAGGTTTTTGTTCAATCTGTTGAGTTTCACCTGAAGGATCTTCTTTTGGTTGTGCTTTTGCTACCTCTTGTTCAACCTCACCAGTATTTTCACCAGATAATCCCTGCATTGCTTGCATATTTACTCCACCACCAACTTGATCAGCAGAAAAAGGATTTCTCTTTGTTTGATCTACATCAGTTAGAATACCATCTGCCCTAGAAAGTTGTCCTCTAAACCTATCAACATCTCCTTTATTGATAGTATTATTAGTTTCATCAAATGAAGTGGTTATTGTTTCCTGTCTTCTATTATTACTGGCAAGAGCACCACCAGTTAGTAATAATCCACCAAGAGCTGCTAGTGCTAGAATACCCTTTGCTTTACCACCTCCCAACATTCCAAGTCCACCAGCCATCATTCCTCCTCTCATCAAACCACCACCAATAAGTCCTTTAGCAGCTAATAATGCAATGACACCTTGAGCAATTTCTGGTAAAAATGCACCTACACCAAGTCCCACACCTTGTATAGCACCACCAATATCTCCTTGAGCTAATTCATTTGCTGCTATACCAAATCCAAAAATTCCAATCATTTTTCGTAAATTGAAAAATGCAGCAGTTTTGAAATTCTCAGTGTTCTCTAAATCTTTTTTCAGTATCTTTTGTTCTTCTAGGAAATATTTTCTTCTCTCTCGTATATCTTTTCTTATTTCATTTTGCATTGCCTCCATATTATTATTCAATTGTTCCATCTCAAGAACAATACGACCAAGACCTCTTATAGATGTTCCTCTACTCTCATTTACTTGAGCATTTTGAGCATTTACTAGTAGTCTTTCGTAAGCATTATCCATCCTACGTTCCAATGGAATCATAGGTGTTTGTGGTTCTACTTGTCTACCAG